GTTTATGGAATTTCTGACAAAAAAATATGACAAATTGGACTTAGGGAAAATGCTGGGGTAAAGTCGGGTCAAATTAGTGTTACTGGGTAAGTGTTATGATTTGTCCCAATTGTGAGACTGGCGAACTAAGGCCGGTTTTTGAGGAATGTTTTGAGTACATGCGTTGCGTTTGTGGGTTTGAAGTTGAGACTCCCCAGCAGATGAAGCGTAACGATGATTTGATTCGTCAGCAGGAGCGTGAGCAGTGGTGAGTCCATGGTTGAACTGAATGTAATGAAGTCTGCGATGGAGGTATTCCATGGTTGATTTTGCAAAGATGAAAGAGGAATACGTCACTGGCAAGTTTACGGTTAACCAGCTTGTTGAGAAGTATCGTGTTTCATTGGATACGGTGAGGGAGCAGATCCGTAGGAACCAGTGGGCTAAGGAAAAGCGTATGGTTCAGAGCCAAGCTTTGAAGGAGGTTATGAAAACGAATAACTTCAATATTATGGAAGAGTTAGCTATTTTGAATGGGAGGGATTTAGCTATATCGAATAAGATCCGTGATTTAGTAGCGGCTCGATTGGCTCTATGGGAATCCGATCCAGATGACGTTTCCCTAGGAGACCTGTCTTTATTAGCTAGAACTCACAAAGACCTTCAGCATGTAGGGAGAATAGCTTTGGATGCTAATTCTGACGCTGTGAGGACTGAGATATTATCTAGGGGGAAGGACATCAGGGATTACACTGAAGAGGAATTGTTGAGTCTTCTTTCGCAAGAAGAAGAGGTTTCCCAGGAGGAATAATGGTAGCCGTCATGGATGACTTTGTATTATCAAAGATTGAAGTTGCAAAAGAACTGTTATTCAGGAAGCAGTCGAAACGTGACCTGACTAAGTTCTGTAAGTTGGTTTCTGATATTGAGGCGGCTCGTCATCACCGTGTACTTATTGAGAAGCTGGAGGATATAGCTTACGGGAGGAATGATCGGTTGATGGTATTTATGCCACCTGGTCATGCCAAGAGTACTTATTCATCTGTCCACTTCCCTGCTTTTTATTTGGGTGTGAATCAAAAGAATTGCATTATTGGTGCAAGTCACACACAGGATTTAGCGGAGAGGTTTTCCAAGAAAGCAAGGGCGATTGTTCAGTCTACTGCGTATCATGAAACTTTTGGTTTTGGTATCGCGCAGGATTCACGCGCAGTTGCTGCTTGGGAGACAGAAAGGGGTGGAGAATTTAAAGCTGCTGGTGTGGGTGCTGGTATTGCTGGTCGTCGTTCTGACGTTGGTCTTATCGATGATCCTATCCGCTCAAGAGAAGATGCGGAAAGCGAAGGAGTCAGGGATAGGGTCTGGGAATGGTATCTTGCTGACTTCAGGACAAGACTCAAGCCCAACGGGTCTATATGTATTATCCAAACACGATGGCACCCCGACGATTTAAGTGGCCGCATTCTTCCTCCTGATTATCATGGTCAATCAGGTAAGGTTGTGTGTGCAGGAGGAGAGGTCTGGGAGGTTGTTAATTTCCCAGCGATTTGTGAGCAGAATGATGATATTTTAGGGAGGAAAGTTGGTGAGGCGCTTTGGCCTGAGTATTATACTTTGGAGATGCTTCTTGAAGCTAAGAAGATGCAAACCCCCAGAAACTGGAGTTCCTTGTACCAACAGCGACCCAGACCTGATGACGCCAACCAATTCGATGTTGAAACCTTCCTTATTGACGGGAGTCCTGTCCCTTATCCTAAATTTTGTGACACTATATTTGCTGTTATTGATACCGCAACCAAGGACGGCGCAAAGCATGATTCTACTGCTGTCACTTATTTCGCTTACTCTAAGTATGTGGGTAATCCACTCATCATTCTTGATTATGACATGGTACAAATAGAAGGAGCCATCCTAGTTGATTGGTTGCCCAGTGTTATTGAGAGATGTGAGGATTACGCGAAAACGTGTGGTGCAAGGTTAGGATCTGCTGGGGCGTTTATTGAGGACAAGGCTTCTGGTGCTGTTGTCATTCAGCAGGCAAGGAGGAACGGTCTTCCGGTGCAGGCGATTGACAGTCCACTGACCATGCTAGGTAAGTCTGAGAGGGCAATCAACGTGTCCCCTTACTGTTGCCGTGGATTGGTTAAGTTCTCAGAACACGCATACAATAAGCGTATTGTTCACAAGGGTCGAGAACGGAATCAGTTGTTATTCCAGATCACTAATTTTAGGGTAGGGTTTGACAACAAGAGTGATGATTTGCTTGATACGTTCACGTATGGTATTTCACTGGCTCTTGGTGATTCTGATGGTTTCTAAAAGGAATAAACATGGCTGTAATTAATATGAGTGGCGCTGTTGCTGGCGCTCTGAACGAAGGTTCTCCGCTATACAGCATCATGATGGCGCAGGACATTGTTCCTGGTGAACAGCCCTCATATATGGTTTGTAAGGAAATCTATACTGCACATCCTTTAGGGAAGAAGATTATTGATTCTCCTATTTCTAGGGCGATGAATAAGCGCAGGGAGATTATTGTGCTGGAAGCGCCTGACGCTGTAGCACAGGCTTTTAATACGGCTTGGGATCTTCTCCATTGTGATTTCTATGTTGCCGACTGTTACCGGCTTTCAAGAATCTACGGGATCAGTTCCTTGGCCGTTATGCCCCCAGATGGCACGAACACTAATGAACCTCTTTCCCCCCAGGAACTTTGGAAAGGCGATGTCAAATTTAATAGCTTGGATCCTCTTAATACCGCTGGCTCTTTGGTGGGCATTCTTGATCCTAATCGGCCTGACTTCCTTAAGTATTCGCGCATTTCTGTCCAAGGCAGGCCCTATTCCGCAAGTAGGACTCATGTCCAGCTCTACGAAAATCCTATCTATCTGTCTTACACTAATGCAGCTTATGGCTATGTTGGGCGTTCTGCTTTTAGTCGTTGCCTCTATCCACTACAGTCTTACCTCCAATCAATGGTGGCTGATAACCTGGTAATGGTGAAATCTGGCGTTCTTGTCGCTAAGATCTCTCAGCCAGGATCGATTATTGATAGGGTCCAGCAGGCCGCGCAGAACATTCGTCTGAATATTCTTAAGGGAGCTAGAACGGGTAACACGGTTTCTATTAAGCCAGATGAGGCGATTGAGTCTCTTGACCTGCATTATCTGGATTACCAGAAGCAGCGCATGAACATCTTGGAGACGATTGCATTGTCTCTGGATATGCCTGCTCAATTTATGACTTCGGACGCATTATCACAAGGCTTCGGAGAGGGCGAAGAAGACGCGAAACTGATTTCTTCCTACATCGACCGTGTCAGGTTGGATATGAAGAACCTGTATGACTTTATGGATAATATCGTCATGCATGTCGCGTGGAACCCTGATTACCACGCAGCCCTGAAAAACCGTTTTCCTGGTGTTACTGACAATTATGATGAGTGGTTCACGCAATGCAAACGGTCTTTTAAGGCAATCTGGCCAGAGGCTCTGGAGCCTTCTAAGAAGGAACGTGTTGAGTTCCAAAGGATCTCTTATGAGTCAGTTCTTCAAGTCTTCAACGCGCTAGAGCGAGTGACGCACGGTGAGAACAAAGGCCAATTGGTTGAGTGGGTTGTCTCAAACCTCAATGAAATGGAAACCCTCTTCCCTAATAAACTTGAAATCGATACAGATGACATTGCTGAAAGATCAGAACTGGGTCTGGATGATGATTTAGGTGGTGTAAATGATGCAGGTGTTCAACAGAAATCAAAGGCTGAAGTAGTGACAGAGCCTAAACCAAAAGCCCCACGCTCTATGAAGGGTGTAAAAGAGAATGTAGTTAAGAAATGAACTACTACAAGCGTGTAGATGAACTTGTAGACCGCGCCCTAATGGGCGAAGACGTTACTTGGCTATTAGGCCAAATGGGTATCTTCCTTGATAACTTAGATATTCAACAGAATGTTTCTTACCAGATAAAGAAAACTTTTGAATCTGAGGTGTCTAACAAGAAGTTACTCAAGCGTCATTCTGTAGCGCCGTATGTTATAGCGGCAGTTCTCTATAAGCTTCAGGATGAACGTGATAATCGCATTATGACGGCAAGGACCCTAGCTAAGATCCACAAGGAGAAGGCTAAGGAGACCGTTATGCAGCGGTTCGCTGGCTGGGCTAGTAGCGTCCCTGTACTCCCCCAAAACCGCGCTAAAGTAAACAAAGTTAAATTAGTGCGTGAGTTAATTAAGCCAATTGCCAAAGACTTAAATAAGCAAAATAAGCTATTAGCCAATGATCAGTCACGCAAAATGTTGTCTAACATTGATTCGATTATTGCGAATGAGGCTGGAGCAATCGGTTATTACTGGCATTCATTATTCAGGGTTCCAGGTTATAAATATAGAATCGAACATAAACACCTTGATCTTGACGGCAAATTCATTATTCTCAAAGATAACTGGGCATTGAAAAACGGATTAATGAAGAAAGACGGTCAGTTATATCAGGATCAAATTGAACAACCTGGTGAATTACCTAATTGCAGGTGTTCTGCTATTTATGTATATAAATTAGATGAAATACCACTTAACTGCTTGACAAATAAGGGTATAGAGTATAAAAAGGGTATATAATTGGCTATGAGATACTAATATGCCTCCAGTATCAGAACCACAACGTAAGGCAATGTGGGCCGCAGCAGAAGGACATTCCACTCTTGGGATACCCCAATCTGTTGGTAAGGAATTTGTAAGCGCAGATTCTGACGGTGACGCAGAAAACCGTAAGGTGTCTGTCGATGGCCATGGCTTTCATGAATACAAGATCATGGAGGATATTCGTTATGGACGATTACCAAGCCCTCAAAAGTACGGTAATGTACATCTGTTTGATATACGGGTTACTGGGACTGGTATGGCTGAACGTGCGTCTGGTGAGATTGCACACAAAAGTCCCGCTGACTATTTAACCAATGAATTCCTTGCGCGATGCAACGGCCTCCCAGTATTGTGGGAACATCCAGATGCAAAACTTCTGGACACAAATTCTTTCCGCAATCAGATTATTGGTACTTCTTCCCTGCCCTATGTAAAGGGCGATGATGTATGGACGATTGCGCGAATTTATGACGATGAAGCAGCGATGCTGATGACAGAAAATCAGTTATCTACCTCTCCAGCCGTCACAATATCGAAGTCAGCAGTAAAGAATGGACAAGTCCTTATTGAAGGAAACCCAATTTTTATTGACCATATAGCTGTATGCTCCGCAGGTGTATGGGATAAAGGCGCACCTGACGGAGTTCGTGTTGATTTAGTTTCTGAGGAAAATACAATGGATGATTCATCTATCCCAAGCGTGGAGAGTACTCTCCTAGCTAAGATCCTTGAGCGTCTAGATTCTCTAGATGCCCGTGTGGATGCAAAGCATGATATGCCTCACAACAAAATGGACTCTGATAAAGAGGAAATGGATTGTGCGGATTCTATGGAAGATAAGGCTGATGAGTCTTTGTCTTCTGAAGAAAAGAAAGAAGTGAAAGAAGAGTGCAAAGAGGAAATCGAAGGCGCTCATCACGAAGTGGACTCCAAAGCCGATTCTAAAGAAGAAGAGGAAGAGGAGAAAGATAAGGCCGACTCTAAAGAGGAAGAGGAAGTGAAAGACGACTCTGCCCGTGCTGATAGCATGAAAATTGAAGCCCTTGAACTGGAACTTTCCCGTTTAAAGGAAACTGTCAAGGAGCGTAGTATCGATGATCGTGAGGCTATGGCGAAAGCCCAGTCACGCGCTGACTCTGTTGCTATGGCCCTTGGTGAAACTGCTGGCATTGCTCCTGTTATGGGTGAGAGCGTATTCGCATTCCGTAAGCGTCTTGCTTCACGTTTTGCTAAGTTCTCATCTCGTTTCAAGGATGTTGATGTTGGAAGCATCAAGGACAACGCTCTGTTTTCGCCTGTAGAAGAAGCTATCTATGCTGATAGCCTTGACTACGCAAAGGCCCCACCTGTTGCTGAAGGCACTGTTCACATGGTTGAAGCCCGTGACGATGCTGGCCGCATGATTCGTACCCCCACGGCTAATTCCGACCCAAGAGCATGGATGGACATGTTCTCAAACGGCGCTAGATTCCGTGGCAACATCCGCGTCTAAGGAGAACTTAAATGAGTACTTTTAATCCTTATGTAGTGACCAACGTACAGGACGGTTTTTCTGTACAGTCACAAGGCTATTGGCAGGGTGACTTGCAGGACGATCCTGCTGGTCGTTTCCAGCTTGCCGCTGGTATCGTAGCCGCAGCCGAAACCCTCCCAATGTGGGGTGGTATTGCTGTATTTGAAAAGACCCCTCCTGCAACTCCAGATGCAACCCCAATGGGTTCTATCATTGGTCGCGCAACTGTTTCAGATACCCTTGCTGGTTTCTCCGTATTCAACGGTGTTTACAGCGCACCAACGACTCCACAGTCTCCGGTTCCGCTTCAGTCTGTTGGTGGCGGGTTCAACTTTGTTCGTCTTGGTACGAAGAACCGTGTTGTTGTTAAGTGTGCCGGTTCAATTCTTGCTTTGGCTGGTTCTGAAAATCCAAAGACGCTGGGTTGGGATGCTACGAATCAACAGCTTGTAGCTGCTGGCGCTGGCACTTTTGATTTCACCGCAACTTTGATTGACGTAAACACTAACGGCGCAACCGTTGTTTATGATGGCGTAACTGGCTTTGCAACTTGGAACACTGTTTCTAATGTTGCTGTCATTCTGATCTAAGGAGACACCTAATGGCTAATATCACTAGTGGGTTCGTGCAGCTTCATCCGAGCTACACCATGCCTGAAATCATCATGCAGTATCAGCAGCCTTCAGGTGCGTTCCTTGCGCTTCCTAATGGCTCTATCATGCCCCGTATGTCACAGGGCGATTTGGCTGTATACATAAAGCGTTTGAATGTTAAGTCACAGTTCCAAGCAAGCCAGAACGTAGCTAACCAGCTTCCTTCTTGCTCAATTGACGCACTTCAGATCAGCACCCCAACCTATCTGCTTCGCTCACGTTGCATCTATGATCATCATGATGTGGCTGCTGCAAGCAACTGGGGTTTCAGCCTTCCTGAAGCACAGCGCCTTGCAATGCGTCAGGGCATCAACCAGGGTCTTCGTAACGGTCTTCTGTACGGTTTCAACTCACAGAACACTGGCGAAGGTCTTTTGAATGCTCCTGGCCTTACCGCTACCAGCCTTCCACCTGATTCATTCGGTAATGATACTGTTGTCACTTATGACAACGGGCAGATGGCACAGTACCTTGCACAGCAAGTTGTTGCTGCCAAGATCCGTATGAACCAGCTTGGTCAACCAGCCCGTGTGGTCATCCTTGGCCCACAGCGCGTCATTGGCCAGTGGCAGTACAGCATCGTTCAGTTGACTCAGTACCAGCGTCCTGGTGCAGGTTCTAACTCAACGTCTGGTACGCTTGAATCAGTAATCGGATGGAACGAGGACTCTCTTGAGTTTGGTTTCGACGATACGCTGATTGGTAAAGGCGATGGCGGTTCTGACGCAGTCCTGATTGTTATTCCTGAAATCAAGGTTCCGTTTGTTGGTTCTGAGCCAAACACCAACATTTTCGCATCTTTGACCCCAGGTCTTCAGGCTACTACGCTTCAGTTGACTGATATGGCCGCTCCCCGTGAGATCACCAGCCCTCTCCCAGATGGTGCGCTGGCTACCCTGTCTGAAATTCGTGCTACCCCAGGTTGGGCTATCCGCTCACAGGGTGTCACTAAGATCAGCATGATCTACAGCTAAAGTAAAAAGCTAGGAGCGGGGTTATAATGACTTCGCTCTTAACTTAATAGCAGGGAAACAAAATGAACCTTTTCGTAGCTAATACTTCAACTCAACCTTATGTTTTTAATTGGACTCTTCCAGAGAGCCTAAAGATTTTCAATATGCCGATTGCCGCTGGTGGTCAGGCTCAAGTTTTGCGTGATGTAAGTGACCAAGTTTTTTCTTATGTTGTTGAACATCACAAGCGTTATGGGATGCTGACGGTCGATGAAGCCAAAAAGGCTGGCAAAGGATCGAACAAAGTAACCCTGGTTTATTCTGAAAAGCCATTGCCCCTTGATGTTTTCAGTTTGGCTGAAGAAGTCAATGAAGACATTGTATCCAATCAGATACAGCGCGCAAAGGAAGAAACTGCCTATGGCATGATCAAGACCTTTGAGCAGGATCCTGAATTGAGCCGTGGCATTGAAGCTGTTGAACTGGAAATTATCGAAGATGTGCCAAAGGAAAATGACCGTAAGGACAAGCCTTTGATTCGTCAGAAATTCTCAAGCAAACAGGGGTAGTTAATGGAAGGGCCTACACTGTCGGGATATGTATCGTTCATTAGGAACATCATGGGGATCAATACCGCGATCCTGCCTGACAACAGCCCTACTATTGAGTTCTCTTACAACTTTGCTATCAACATCTGTACTGATCTCTTGTCGATAATCCCGCAAATACCAGGACAGTTCCTGTACATCACTGCGGTTTATAATCTGGCTGGCGACACCCTTCTGACATATGGAATTGATCAGGCCAACCAGACTTTTTTCAAGCAAGCTCAACAGAAATATCAGCTAAACACTTTCGTTTCCGGCGTTGTTACCTTCGCCGGAGATGAGGGTACTCAGACCAGCCTAACGGTTCCTATGGCCATGAAGAACCTTACCATTGGTAATCTTCAGAACCTCAAGACCCCGTATGGCCGCACTTACTTACAAATTGCACAGGACTTCGGCTCACTTAGCTTACTGGGTATAGCATGAAGCTTATATTCGGTGTTCAGCCAACCAGTTACCTTGAGGGTGATCAGGTATCTGAGGTCGCTCATTATCTTGAGAAAAGATTCAAGGTCATGGAAACCTTTATCGGCATGAACGAAGAAATGGTCGCAGATCAGGTGGCTAAGTCGTTTGTATCTACGCTTGAGATGAAGCCCGATCAGGCCAAAAAGGATATTGGATTTATTGCCAAAGAGTTTAAGGAAAGTATTGAAGACAAGAAGTTTGATGGTTTGGGTCCAGATATTCCAACTGTGTCCTCACAAAAGGGCATTAGATGGCGTAAAAGCAGTCCTTATCGTGGCCCTAACCGTCCCTCTTTCCTAGATACAGGTACTTACAAGGAAGCGATGGATGTGGAGTTAAGCAATGCCTAATCTAGATCTAGATGGCAATTTCCCAGATAACCAGCTAGAGGGAACTCTAAGGGCTGGTCTTCAGGCTATTAGCCACAACCAGCTTATTACGTTTATTCTGTACAAGCGTGTTGTGCTTCCATTTGATGGTTATGTATTTTGGGTACGCGATCTCTTAACTGATCCGCTTGAGGTATTTGGTTCGTTCCATTACCAGACTGATCAGAAACAGGAAATGGACTACAACAAGGCGTATCAGAATGTTGTATTCACTACGCCAACCCAGATCAATAATTTTAATGAAGTTAGTCCTGATTCATTGTGGATTGGACAGCACACTAATTTTGAATATGCGTTTTCAAGTCACGGGAACTATTATGAACAGGCTAATCTCTGGCACTACAGGGGTCAGGCTGTTTATCCTGAAATGCGTACACAGATCCTTAATGATTATCAGGATTTACCGCAAGCAGCGATTGTTTCCAATAGTTTGCCAATATGGATTTCACTGAATAATTATGCGCCAGTGTATCCATCTTTTCTGGTTCCAGAGAACCTGACACCGCCTTATATTGTCTGTCATGTAGATGCAGGCTCAACTTCCCAGCTTCAGCCAATTCCGTTAGTTCAAGACGGAGAAACTTGGCAACTTATGAAAGACAAAGTGAAGCTAGTTATCTATGGATTTGATAACAGAACTGTGCAAAACTACTTGCAATATATTGCTAGGGCATCTATGGAAGGTGCTTTTGGCATTATGAAGGTAGGGTTTACAGTTCGGGATGGCAAGCATATCCAGTCTGAAGTTAACGTGCTTGCACAACAGAAGTTTGTTGAATTGGAGGTTTCATATAACCAGTCTGCTGTATATGACACTATTCAACAATATATCCTAAAAGTCTTACCGTTTCCTGTTACTTATACTGTTCCATAGGAGTTACGAAAATGCCACAAGGTCCATTTCAAACTGTTTCACTTGCTGTCGCCAATAGACGTTCACTTAACATCACTGCAAACACTGTAGTAAAGCCAACTCCTGGCTTTATTGTTCGCGTTAGCGTTGTTGTTGCTGGCTCTGCTGCTGGCACTATTAATGACGCAGCTACTGTTGCTGCCGCTGTCACTGCCAATGTAATTGCCGCAATCCCTGCTACTGTTGGTACTTACTCTATTGAGTTCCCAGCCACTAGCGGTATCGTTATCAAGCCTGGTAGCGGCCAGACTATCGCTGTTTCCTTTAACTAAGAGGTTATAAACAATGGCTGCCAACCTTTATTACAACCGAATCGTTCAACTGAACGTATCGGAAACGGTTGCCCCTGAACCCAATCGATTGCAGCAAACTGCAGCCGTTGTTTCTATGGGCGGCACTACTATTCCTTCTGGGACTACAGCATTTATTTCATCTGCTGCTGATCTTGATACTTATGCTTACCCTCATTATGATATTAGCAATGCATCATGGAGCGCTGGAACCGCTACTTTAACGACAACCAATCCACACGGGATTCCGGTTGGTCAGACAACTCAATTGCAAGTATATAATTGTGTTCCAGCGGCATACAATGGATTGTTTACTGCAACTGCCGTTTCAACCACTCAATTAAGTTATAGCATTGCCTCAAATCCTGGCGTTATGACGGGTTTTGGTACGCTAGAGACTGGTCCTCAAATTTGGCTTGAGGCATTCAATGTTGAATGGTGGGCGCAAGGAAATAGCAACACTGGTTATTATATTTATGAAACCGGAACTGCTGTTACCGCTGATGTTTATACTTCAGTACAAACATATATTAATAGTCACCCACAGACTATTTATAATTGGCAATTCCTGCCAGGGATGGATAGTGACTATGCAAATGGTCATGCTTTCTTCCTTGCGAACAATGCTTTAACTTCTTTGGTTAAGTTTTATTTGCCAGTAACTTCAACAACTTATACGTTGTGGAATACTTCAAATACGCTTAGAAATACTTTTGTGATGCTTCAGTCTCCTTCTGCAATTACTGCGGTTGAATCGACTGAACTTGATGTGACTGCTTTTGTTCATTACATGACGGCATTTGTTCCATCTCCGACCAATAAGCTGCCACCATCTCAGTACACTTACCTGAATGGCGTTACAGCTTTTGAGCCTCTTACTCAGGCCAACATCAACAATTTCCTTGCTGGAAATATCAATTTTGTTGCGACTGGCGCTGAAGGCGGGATTAGCAATACGATCCTTGTTCCTGGTAAGAATTTAAATGGCACTCCTGCTAATGTTGGATACTCCATTGACTGGGTTCAGATCAATCTGAATACTGATCTTTCTGCTGCTGTCATCAATGGAAGCAACAACCCAGAAGCACCGCTGTACTACAATCAGGATGGCATTAACTTCCTGCAGCAGGTTGCGGTCACCACGGCTAATCGTGCGATCTCTTCTGGTCTGGCGCTTGGTCGGGTCATTGTTACGGCGCTGGATGGAGACACGTTTGCAAACAATGTTCAACGTGGTCTGTATGCGGGTAGCTTCGTTATCAACGCAGTTCCATTTACGACTTATGTAGCATCACAGCCCAGTGACTATGCAAATGGTCTGTATGGCGGTTTTAGCGCATCCTACACTCCACAGTACGGGTTTGAGACGATTGTCTTCAACCTGAACGTCACTCAGTTCGCGTAATAGAGGAATATCATGGCTACCAATCCAAACCTGATTCCCTCTAACCTTAATCGGATTAGAGGAACCGTTCTGGTCCCAGGCAATGCGACCTTGAACATCACCGCTCCGTACCTTGGCAAAGAAGGCATCACGATCTCACCACAGTCCGCTGTAGTGACTCAGATGCAAGGCATGACCACCGTTGTTAACTCTGAAGAGCCGTATCAGATTGTTCAGGTTACTGCGGCTGTTATGAAGTCACTTGCTTTGTCAGCGGCTTACATCGAACAGATCAAGACCTCTCCAACTTTGGGTACGGTTACCGTTACCCCTGACACGACTGTTCTTGCTCCATTCACTTTGTACAACGTAGCGATCATTAATTGGGGACAGATGAGCATGGCAGGCGTACAGCCTGACTTTGTTGTCACATTCCAAGGCTTACTCCCGATTTCTAACGATCTCTGGAATTTGCTGTAACCGAATAGAGCCAGATAGGGTCATCCCCGAAACATAGTCTCCCTGCTATTTTCTGGCTCTTCTTTACAGGGTTCAATACGGGAGTTGAAAATGAAGATTGATAAAAGCCTTAATATCGTCATGCGTCTTACAGACGAAGACGGTAATCCAATAATCATTCACCACACGCCTCTTCAAAGCTTGGTGTTTGAGTCTAACTGGAAGATTTTTAGAGAAGCCTATGACGATCTGTCTACGGCTAAATCAATGGCTGCATCTGCGGTACTGGCTAAAAGGATCTTTCTGGAAGCAGGAGAAACTTTAGGCAAGTCAGATGAAGCTAGGGATATTTTGAACCAGATTGCTGGTGCTACTTTCATCTATCAGACGGAAGCACAGTTGCTTGATCAAGCTAAGATTTCTGACGAACTGAAGGAGGAGATCCTATCAAGGTTGGTTTTTTTCATATGCTATCGGCTTCATGTATTCCCCTCCATGCTGAAGGGCTGGCTTATCACGATGAAAGCTGCATTGAATTTGGAACTTACGTCACAGACTGCTATGGTGTCATTCAATTCATCGACGACATTGATCACGGCAGAACCTATTGGCAACATGGAACCTTCATTGCCGATTTGATGGAAGCGGTGCGGACGTTCCACTTCAAGGAAATCTTTGAGTGGGAGTGTGTAGCAGAATTCAGGAATAGATATGGCAATAGAAGCGATTATTGAGTTAGAAATTGAGGGCCTTGATAAGCTATCAGCTTTAGAGGCAAGACTTGATGCAATACGCAATAATCCGCTAAATGCTGGATTTGGTGGTGGCGGCTCACAACCGCCCTCATCAAGCACTCCTTCCTCTGCTGGTGGCGGTCATTCCAACGCACAGTTCAACGCACAGTTTAACCAGGCAAATCAAAGCTTTACTAACCTGAATAGGAACCTGAATGTTCTTAACCAGGTGACAATGAGTTACACTTTAAACCAAAGAAACCTTTCTAATCAAATTAAAACCCAATCCAATAACTTGGAGAACTTTGGTAAAGGTCTGACCAATATTACAAGAACTCTTTGGGGCCTTGGCGCACACACGGCTAAGGTAGTCACTGGATTCACGAAGCTTGGAGCCTTGTTCACTGGCACAGGAATGCTGGCTGGACTGGCTTATCTAATCAACTCTTCTAAGCAGATCACAGAGCGATCTTTTGGGGCTAATGCCTACGGTGTTAACCCTAATGATGTATCGCGCCTCAGTGCGACTTACGGACGCATTGCTAACGTAGAGTCAGTCCTTGGGTCTGTCACTGAACAGGCCAATGCGCCATTCTCGATGCTGTACACACAAATGGGCATGACCCAGCAGCAAGCGCAGATGATGTCCCCTGAAGAACGGTTTAGAAGAGTCATGCAGCACGGCAGACAGGCCGCTATGAGTCCTTACGGGGCTAGTGAGTTGTCTCTCCAGCAATATGGGTTACAAGGCACTTTGGGTGTTGAAGATTTGGCCAGAATGAGGAATATGTCTCAAAGAGATTGGCAAGGCATTGGTCAGACTGCTGATCAGTACAAAAGCCAGACACAGTTGCGTGATCCTAGCGCATGGCAAGAGTTTGGGATGAAACAGTCATTAGGAATGCAGAGCCTTGGGGCGACATCACAGAACTTATTGACTCCACTGTTGGCTCCTCTTAACAAGATCTTTACTACTGTTTTTGATAAGGTCTTGGGTCCTAATGTAGATCGTAAGGTTAATATTTTCACAAAGACTATTGATCTTGCCAGAACTGCTCTTGAAAAGCTGAATGAGATTCTTGGCGCTGATAGTTGGCAGGACTTTTGGGGAAGAGTCTGGAAAGCGGCTAAAGACTTTTGGGAGTTCTTAAAGCCTGAAGCTGAGAAAGCGTTTCAGTCTATTGGCACATGGTTTAAGGAAGATTTTCCATCAATGGCTAGAGAAGCCTTTGACCGTCTTGGAAGTTACATTGATGAACATTTTCCTCAGTTAGCTGCAACAACTGATCGTGTTGTTGAAAACCTTAGGATTTTTGGAGAAATGATAAGTGGATTGGGTCGATTCTTATCTGGTTTAGGGCTTATTCCTGCTGCACAAGCAGCTACGAATCCCACTCCTACAGGCCCAGGTTTTGGTGGAACAGGTGGGATTGCTAATTTAAATAGAAATACTCACCTATCTTCTTCATTAGATCCTAGAGCCACTTTTGCAGAAAGGATGCGTCCATTTGCTGAAGCAACAGGACGAAGATTAGGAATTGATCCTGATTTTTTAATTGCTCATGCCGCACAAGAAACAGGCTGGGGAAGAAATGTTCATGACAGTAATTATTTTAATATTACTGGCGCGTATCATGGCATGTCTTCCATGAGAAGTGATACAGATGCTTCTGGCAGAAGAATTAGTCAAAGATTTAGGGCTTACACAAATACCCAACAATCATTTGATGATCTTGGCGATTTAATCTCAAGACGTTATTCAGGGGCTATGGGTCAAACAGATATCATGGGATATGGTGAGGCACTGAAGCGCGGAGGATATGCCGCAGATCCAGGTTATGCCGCTCACATTAGAGAAAGATATTCAGAACTTCGCAGATCAAGAGGACCAATTGTTGGTGGCATGGGCAACTCTTCTGTATCTGGTACAACTTATGGTAATGCTCAAGTAAGAGTTAACGTAAATAACAACAGTTCTGCTCAAGCTGAAGTTCAGGTAAGCAGAATGGGTGGCGCATC